CGCAACGCCATCCGGCAAATTTATTATACACTCTGGTGACTCGATGATTAAAGTGCCATAATGAGTGAAGTGGGAGTTCGGATTGCCAACGTTTTTCCCATATTCATAACTGTATGTACCTGCTTCTTGTATTGTATGGCCATTCTGCACGCTAATGCCGTTAATTTTTGCATATCGCTGGTGACCTACTTCTAAAGAGACATAGTACCCTGGTTGGAATGTATATGAGGCAGTATAATTATCCCCGTGTGAATCCTCGAATGTGTGTGTTTGATCACCCACATTCGGGTCTGTTTCATCATCAGATAAGGTCATTCTTTTATTATATATATATATATTTTTTTTTTTAAGATTATAATAACGTAATATATTTAAAAGATTATGTATATATATATTTATATGGGTATACCTCTTTATTTTAAGAGTTGTATAAAAGATTATAATAATATATGTTCACCATCTACAGAAAAAATACAGTTAGATAATTTATTTTTTGATTTAAATTGTTTAATTCACCCTTGTTGTAATGGAGAAAAAGATGAATTAGTCATGTATGATAAAATTTTTTTAGAAATGACTAGGATTATTAATTTAGTTGATCCAAAAAAACTTATATTTATTGCAATTGATGGACCTTGTCCTAAACCTAAAATGATTCAACAAAGGTTAAGGAGATATAAATCTGCTAAAGAAAAAAAAGAATGGGATACAAATGCAATTACACCTGGAACAGATTTTATGAATAACTTAGAAATATTTATTTTTAAAAATATTAATAAATTTTCTAGAAAAGTAATATTTTCATCAGCCAATGAACCAGGTGAAGGAGAACATAAGATATTTGATTATATTAGAAATAATAATATAGACAGCAATGTTATTTATGGTCTAGATGCAGATTTAATTATGTTATCAATGATTTCAACTTCTACAAATATATATCTTATTAGAGAAAGAACTGAATATAACTTTGAGGGAATGGATTGTGATTATATATATTTAGATATACATAAATTGAAACAAGCAATAATAAATAATATTAAACCAAAAGAATATAATTTAACAAATGAATCTTTAATTAATGATTATATATTTATATGTTTTTTTATTGGAAATGATTTTATACAACATACACCTAGTATTAATATTAGATATAGAGGTTTAGATCACTTAATAAATACATACAAAGTATTATGTGATAAATATCAGGGAAACTATTATTTAATAGATAAAGAAAAAGAACAAATTATAAATATTAATTTTTTAAAAGAATTTATTCATGAATTATCTATTAGAGAGGATGATAGAATTAAAGATATTTTAAATATTAGAGATAAACAAGAAAATAAATTTAAAAAAATGTATAATAATGCAAAAGATAAAGAAGATTTTAGTCATCATATACCAGTTATATTCCGAGATAAAGAAAAAGAAGTATTTAGAGAAATGAAATATTGGAGGACAAATTATTATATGGAGAATATATTTAGAAAATGTTATAGTCCAGCATATGAAGATATCTTAATTGAAAAAATAGATGATATGTGTCATAATTATTTACAATCACTATTCTGGTGTATTAATTATTATTTAAAAGGAAATATAGCATGGAGATTTTCTTACAATTATTTTGAAGCTCCTACATTTTTTGATTTATATAATTATATAAAAAATATAGATAAAATAGAAATTGATAGGGATAATAATCCATATACACCGATAGAACAATTAAATATGGTTATACCAAATGAAAGTATAAATTTAATAAAAGATACTAGTTTAAGGGATAGTAGTAAATTTCCAGAAAATGCAAAAGAATGTCATTTATTAAAAAGATATTTATGGGAATCATATCCTATATTACCTAATTTGTAAATTAAATTAAAAAATTATATATCATCTAAATCTATATCAGATTCAGGACCATCGCTATTCTCATCCAACAAATCAATGTTTTCATCATCGGAGTCACTGATAGAGAATGGATCTTCTCCACTATAGATATTTGTATCTTCAAGAGTAAATGAAATAGGGATTTCATTTTTTTTCTGTAATTTTCTAGATTCTTCGGGCATATATTTGTGGATAATACTAGCTTTCTTATCTTCAAAATCCCAAGGTGTTATTAAAACAACATCTAATCTATTAATCCATACCTTTTTTCTCATATTTCCTCTTACAATACTAGTTCTTTCGATACCATCGGTCCCCATTGTAATGAATCTCCCATTGCCTGAAACAGTTGTTACATGAGCATACATTTCATCTTCTTCCGGTAAAATTAGCTCTTTATTAGCTTTCGGAGCATTCTTGCCTTTTCTTCCACCTTTACCACCTGTTTTATTTCTAGGCATTATGGATTGTATATATATATATATAATAATATTACTTTATATATATTTACATTACAATATCGCCACCTCATCCACCCATCATCATATGTGAATTAGGTTTCTTTTCGGGGGCACCGCCTCATCCACCTTTCATGGGTTTTTTATGGGCATGTCCTCACTTGTGTTTATGTTTATGTTTCTTTTTCTTTTTGTGATGAGGAGGGTGTGGTGTTCTGCCAAATATTCTTTCATATAAACTTAATTTTTTCTTTTTACCTCCAACTGATTTCTTGCTTTTTTTCATAGAGAAAGTCTTTGCTTTTGCATTTAATTTCTTACCCTTTTTCATAGAAAAAGTCTTTGCTTTAGCATTTAAAGCTTTTTTAGTTTTAGGTTTAAAAGTTTTAGCTTTAGCGCTTAATCTTTTAAGAGTACATTTTTTTGCTTTTTTAGGGCAAGATCTACGTTTACCATTAGGACATCTTTTCATCGTTAATTTTCCTCTAGCCATTATTATAATATAAAATAGATAAAATTTTATAATTAAAAGAATATAATTAAATAATTATTTATTTGGACCAGTTAGAAGCAGCCTTTTTAAAAGCAGCTTTGTGGCTCATTTTAGGATTCTGCTTTTTTATTTTCTTAATTTCACAGCTCATAAATTTAATGTATGATCCTTTTTTAGCAGCCTTTTTCTTTGCTTTCTTCTTTCCAGCTTTCATAGAGCAAGGTTTCTTTCCAGCTTTCATAGAGCAAGATTTCTTTCCACCTTTTTTCATGGAGAAAGTCTTAGCTTTAGCATTTAAAGCCTTTTTAGTTTTAAGTTTAAAAGTTTTAGCTTTAGCGCTTAATCTTTTAAGAGTACATTTTTTCGCCTTTTTAGGGCAAGATCTGCGTTTACCATTCGGACATCTTTTCATTGTTAATTTTCCTCTAGCCATTATTATAATATATAATAGAAAAAAGTTTATAATAAATTATTATTTATAGATTTTAAACTATTCAATGCTTTTTTAATATCATTAAGAGAAGGTACATTAATTTCTTTTTTTTGAACGACTTTCTTCTTAGGTATTATTTTAAAAGTTGTAATTTTCTTTTTTCCAAAATTAGGTAAAGGTGGAGGTGGTGGTATGGGTTTTTTTATTATTTTAGGATATTCTTCAACAAAACAATAATTTTCTAAATATATAGGTATATCTATTTTTGCTTGCAATAAATACCATTGAAAATATATTTCATTTTCTATTATCCAAAAACCCTGTAAATTAATTAAAAAATTACCATATGTATTTGTTATCATTTTATCTAGTTTATTTTTAGTTTGATCAAAAATTAATAAGTTATCTTGAACTTTTAAACGCATCATGATATCTTTATCTCCATATTTAAGATAATTTATAGCTTTATAAGTATTTTTATATTTATTTGCTATTTTTAGATATATAACATCTAGATTATGTTTAAAATTTTCAATACTCTTATCATTTATTATATTTCTAAATGATAAATCTATAAAATCTTTATCATATTTATTATTTATACCATATTGTGTATATAATTTTGGTGTTTGCATTATTATTTCTTCTTTATCATATAATAAAGGAACAAATGTATAACCATCAGAATAAAACTGATTAATTTTAATATTAATTTTTTTTTTATCAACGATATCGTTGCTTAATATAATCATTACATTATTAATATTTAAAAATATTTTTAAATATTATATCAGTATTATATAAAATATGTCAGAAAATTGTTTTATTTGTGGTGATAACACTAAAAAAAAATTATTTTATACAATGAATTGTAATCATTGTGCACATTATGAATGTATTATGAAAAGCTTTAGTAATTCCAAGGGTATAAATGAATGTCCATATTGTAGAAAAACACATGGTTTATTACCTATGGTAAATGGAATAAAAGCACCTGTTAGAAATGTACATTATTATACTAATAATCAATTAAATAATATAATGAACGAATATAAACTAGTCAAATGTAAATATACACTTAAAAGTGGTAAAAATAAAGGAAACTTATGTAATAATAATTGTATTATAGGGTTTGAATACTGTGGTAGACATAATCAGTGTAAAACTGTTGAAGGTCCATTAGCACCTCTACCCGGATCAGCTAACCAAGAATAAGCATTATCATCAACCCTTTGTGTGACAACTCCGGGAGCAAAATAAGGTCTATTTAATTTAAGTAATGTTGAATTATTATTTGATACACATTCTGCAGGGATATTTTTATTTTCTAATTTAACACCGGCACCATCCCAATCATTCATATGTTTCTTACAGAATGGTCCGAATTCAACTTGTGGCATGCCTTCTGGAAAATATTCTCTAGTATAATCATCTAAATTACTATTATTTAACCCATGTCTATTTATCATATATAGAGAATTTTCTAAACTAGTATTATTAATACCTATTAATCTAGAATATTTTCTATAATTTTCCTCTAATATAGATATTACATCTTTATTAAACATATTAGAATCCTGTAAAAATCCTTTAGAGAATATTGTAAAATCATATCTGTTTAATATATTATAATTAGAGCTAAATTGGTTTCCGATTGAATTAATAATAACTTCATTTCTATTATTTAGTTTAACAAAATCAGTAAATATCTTTAATGTATAATAATTTCTAATATCATAAATAAAAGCTACAACAACATATCTTTTATTTCCATGAATATCAATTTGTTCATAAACTTGATCAATTTTCTTTAAATAATAATCTAAACGATTATCTAAAAATTTAATATGTTGAATAATTAAACTCATTACATCGATGATATAAACATTCTTATTTTCTGGTAATGTGTTTCTGGTATAGATTGAAGTATTACAGTCCCCGTGCAATTTAATTTTATTTTTTGATGACATTTGTTCAAATATATGAATCATTGAATCTTTTGGATCTACAAATGAATCTGACCTTAATAAATTTCTATTTCTCAAAGTATTTACGCGTATATTATCTTCAAATATCATTTCGTATGGACTATTATTCCTAGATTGTAAATACATTATAAAAAATAATATTACAACTATTAAAACTAATACACTGGCTTTCATATAATATAATATATATTATATTAATATTTATAAATTATACAATATATTTTTCTTTATTTTTTAATAAATTATATATATAATTATAACTTTCAACAATTTGGGGTTCACTTCTCCCACCAGTAATAATAATTTTCCCACTATTAAATATAGCAATTGTTATTTTTTTACAATCTCCATCACCATTGCCTTTACCTTTTCCATTACATATATTTGTACAATTACATACTCCATTATTATTAAAGGCTGTATTAAAATAATATTTCATATTTACACCTGGATACATAATAGGTTCAAAAGAAGAATAAATACCTAAATTAATTAGATCCCTATGTAATTTTTCCCTATTAACTTTATATTTAATATCAAAATCACTATTAATTAATACAATGTCGTAATCACTAATATTAAGATCTCCTTCAAATATAGGTGTTTCTTTATTATTTAGTTTACTTAGTTCTTGAATAAGAACATCTATAGTCTCCTTACCTTGATCTGGGTTTTTTAACCCAGTCATTTGTATTTTACCATTATTAAATACCTTTACATTGATAAGTTTTTTATTAAATATATGGATTGTTATCTGATTAAAGAACATTTTTCTAACAGTTTTTTTTCTAGTTTTTTTTAAAGCTTTTTCAGAGTATCCCTTTGACATATCACTTTTATATTGAACATACTTAATTACATCATTTATTTTTATAGAATTATATAAATTATCTAATTTTATCTCTTCAGAAATTTTACATACAGCAGTCATAGTAGATATCCGTAAATTCTCCATAATTAATCAATTTAAAGTATATAATTAATCTTTAAATGTTTTTTTCAAATTATTTATATTTATATTTATATTTATTGCATTTTCATATGTTGACCTTGACCCTTAAGCTTCATCTGTTGCTGCTTTCTATTTAATCTTCTTATCTGCAATTCATCTATTTCTGGCTCTGAATCTGAATCTGTGTCGGAATCACATTCCATTGTCCCTAATGTATTTTTAACCATTTCACTATTTAATTCATCTTTGGGAGAAAGCATGTAAGCAATATCAATCATAATATCTGTTAATATTTCCCGATTACATATAAATCTATAACCATTTAGAAGCATCTTTAGATATAAATTTTTCATATCTTCTTCATAATTATTAATGGTAATATCATTCTTTTTAATAAATTCTAAAAATTTTTCATGGGAATTTTCTAAATTAATTATAGTTGTTTCTTCTGTCATTTTTAATTATTTATAAATAACTTACTTTTAAATATGTATATATAATAATGGTATTTGACATTGAATCTATGACAAAAAAATTAAATGATATCGAAATAGAAAAAGATAAACTAAATGAGGAATTAAAACAAACAATAACTAATATATGTGATAAAGATATAACACAACAAACAAAGGAAATTAAATATTCAATGTATGATGGAAAAGAAAGGGAATATCAAATACAAAATGATAAATATAAAGAACTTATATCTGGATTTTCTGATGCTTATTTAAGTATGTCAGATTTTTATGTTGGTCCAGAATTACCCAAAGATTATATAATTTCAAATGAAACATACTTAGATAATATCCCAGAATTATATGCTATATTTATATTTTTTGCATTATTTCAAGAAAATTTAGAGCAAATTAATAAATCTATGCACGAATATGATGTAGATTAATTATCATAGTCATCGCTTTTATCATCATTATATAATTTAAGAGATCTATAATATTTATTTTTTTTATTATAATATTTATTTAAAATACTATTTTCTTTTCTTTCTTTATCCGTTTGTGCATCAATATCTTCATATTCACTATATTCAAAATATAGTTCACCTTCTTTAATATTATCTTTTAAATCCGAAGGTTCAATATAAATATATTCTAAATAATTCTCTTTATCATATGATGGCCAACCAAATTTATATAATAAATCTATAAATCTATATAAATGTTCTTTTATTTGATCTGTTTTATCAAATGATTTATAGATTTTATCTATATTATCAGGGTCCTTTGTAACAATTAATTTATCAAAATCTGGAGGTTTAACAAGTTTTTCATTAAGTATTTTTTTTAATAATTCATCTTTAAATTTATAATATGCTTTAATATTATTAATAATTTTATCTTCTATAATCCTTTCTTTATTATTATTCTTACCTAATTCATCATCTAATTTAAATAAATCTATATATCCAATAATATCTTTTTCTCCATCTTTTGGAATACCTTTAATACGTATATATGTGTTATTCTCAAATAATACATTCTTTATTTTACCATCATCAATGTACCCAATTGGTTTATATCCATTCTTTTTATCCTTAATATGTTTATAACTTATATTTGAATTTTCTGCATTTAAATCTTTAAAAAATAATATATTATTTTCATTAATATCTTCAATTCTATTTAAACTACATGGGTAAATAGGGAAAAATCCATTCTTATCATTAATAATATGTGTCACTTTATTATTTGAATTTATATAATATTTTTTATTTTTAAAACTTTTTATATACAAATCTTCATATAAATATATATTTTCAGGAATATTATCTTCATAACTATTCTGTATTTTTTCTATATCTGTATATAATTTTTCTATTTTTTCATTTAACCATTTTTGTGAACATGTATTATCGGTGCCTTTGTTTATAATATAATTTTTGTTTTTAATAATATTATCCCACCATTGTTTATCTGTAGTATTAAAACCCCCCGATTGTCCTCTATTTATTTCACCTTCATTATAACCTTCTTCATATCCATCTGGGTCATATCCGACTTCATCATAGGGCATACCTTCATTACCGTCTTCATAACCTTTCTCATAAGCTTTTTTATAGCGATCTTCTTCTTCTAATCTATTATAATATAAGAGACTATACTCATTAGTATTTTTTAGAATTAAAGTAAATTTATCATCTTCATTTATCCCCCAAAATAAATCAAAGGGAACTTTTATTTTTAAACTACCATTGTATTCTTCAAAAATCACATAATTTGTTTCTTTGTATAAATACATTATTATGGGTAAAATATATTTATCATCGTGATCAATATCATCACCTTCTTCTGCCTCAGGGTTAATATAATTTATATAATTTTCTATAGATTTTCTATCATTAATATTAAAAGCATTATATATTTCACCACCACCAGCTTTCCTATATAATATATTATTCTTTTTATCTTTCAATTTTTTAATTAAATCTTCTTTTAATTTTTTTATACGTTTATATTTTTTATGATTAATAAAAAGATTTTGAATATCTATACGTAATTCTTTCATATCATAACCATAATATATTTTTGCCATAATATCACTAAATGAATTATAATATGTAAAATATGCATCGAGCATGTCTCTAAAATCTTTTTCTCTAAACTTTTCTAATATATCTGCAGGTATCTCATTTCCCTTTTTACCATCTTTAGTATATTCTGTAGTTTTTTCTATTATACTTTTAGTTATATTTTCATTACCTTTCCATTTTTCATATAATTCTCTAAAAATAAAATACATATCTTTTGAGAAATTATCATTCATATATTTTTGAACACTTATACTAGTTGGTAATCCATCTATATTTTTAACTTTATCTATATATTTAGAAAATATTTTATGTACAATCTTACCATCGGTTGGTTCATTTATTGTAGATGGCAATCCATATGCTGTTTTCTTCCATATATCTTTGTTTGCTATTTTAATCATGTTAAAATTATCATCAACTGCTTCAACTACAGTTTTTCCACTTTTGAATCCTCTATTATCTAATAATACTATAAAATTATCATAATCTGATTCCCCTTCTTTATCAGTAATATTATATTTCTTTAATAAATATTGTAAGAAAATATAATTAATTTTATATATATTTTCTGAATTATATTTATCTAAATTTTTTTCTTTATTAGCAATTCGTATTTGTTCCTCTATACTATTTTTAACTTTATTAAATGGAATTAATATTTCTTCTTTATTATTAGTATAATATGATTCTACATTATTAATTAATCCTTTTATTTCTTCTTCATCGTAAATTTTATTTCCATAATCTATATTAATAATACTAACCAATAAATTAAATATACCATTAAATTTTATTGAGTTAAACCCAAATGTATTCTTTTGTTTATAAATATCTTTACAATCTATATCATTAATAATTAATTCAGTTCTTTTTAATTCTTTTTCTAGCAATTTCTCATATTCTTTAAAATCTTTTTTCTTAATGGCTTTTTTTATTTGTTCTTTATATTTAACTATATCATTAGATATATCATTATTTAAAAATCTCTCTAAATCTTGGTTTATTTCAGTATTTTTGTATTTTTTTGGTAATTCATTATTAAAATTTTCTTCTGGAAATTGTCTTAAATAATTTATTATTTCTGATTTTTTTATTTCTTTTACAATCTTTTCTTTTTTCTCTTTAACTCTTGTATCAAAACAACAAGGCATACCATATTTTTTAGGATGTATCCATGGTGTTTCTATCTTACTAGTATCTACAGGGACATATTTAGATACATCATTGCCAGCAGTCCTCCAATAACTATGTTTCCTTTTAATGACATCTTTATTTTTAATAAGTTCTTCAATATTTTCAGGTAAATTATTAGGATCTAAACTAAGATTTTTTCTAGTATCCCAATAAATTGGACATATATAGTTATTTTCTTCTTTCTTTTCTTCAGTTGAACCAACTTTTAATACTTTACCATATGACTTTCTACCAGAACCCAATTCTTCTGATTCATTAATATTTTGTAATTCTGCATTAGTAACTACAACAGGTAATCTATCATGTGAATTCTGACATAATTTAGAATATTGTTGATTTACAGGGATATTTGGATAATCCTTTTGTTTCCAAGAAAATAAATCTTTATCTTTTTCTTTTAATCTTTTATTTAATGTTCCTGCACCACCTCTAAATACCTCAACATCAGAATCAGAATCAGAATCAGAATCAGAACCGAAATCAGTTGTTGCTTCCAAAGAAGGCATTCTTTGCAATTGAACCGTATCTTGACGCACTAATGTAGTATCTTGCGTTGGTTCTGCTATTCTTTTTGCTTCAATATCAGCTTTATCCAATTTATTAACACATTTATCTATTTTTTCAAAATCTTGGACTACTTCATCTTTAACAACTTTTCTATATTCTGATAAGAAGTAATCTAAAAATCGAATAATATTTTTCATTTCAAAGTCTGAACTAATATTAGAAACTTCAAAATATACTCTTTCATTATTAGGTCTTAAATATAATGTTATATCAGCGCCAGGGTTTATCCCGGATGGAACAAATAATTCATTTTCATATTTATCTATTTTTTTCTTTTTATTTAAATCTTGTAACATATCATCAACAATTTCTGTTGCTTTTACTTGTTCAATCATAAATTGTTCAACAATTACTTCTTTAATATCTTTTTTTATTTCTTTCATATCTGCAATAAATTCATTTCCTTTAATCTTATCATTATATAATTTTATTATTTGTTCTTGAATATTATCTATTTTAAAATAATCATCTACTCTTTTATATTTAATTTTAATAATATTGTTATCTTCATTTGTATCATCTAAATCTACATATGTGTTATTATTTTTTAAAAATGTTTCTATTCTACTTTTATATAAAAACATATCTTGAATTCCTTCATTATTTATTAAATCATACTTATTCTTATTATATTCTAAATCTATTTCTATTTTTTCAAAATCATTATTAATTGCTTTTTTATCAATATTTGTTATCTTACCATATATATTGTCTTCAATATTATCTTTTATATATTTGTTAATAGCATTCGTATATATATCTAACTCTTGTTTATCTTTAATAATAACATGTATGTCTCCATTTTTGGATATTTCGAGAGATACATATTCATTTTCGACTTTTATAACAATAATTAATGTATTTGTATAATTTTTATGTCTAATGAAATTTTTAACATAAATATAATCGCCTCTTATCCATTGTTCATATTGTTCTCTTGAAATATTATTGGTTTCAATATCTTCTTCATATAATTTATAAAATGAATCTGTATATCCATTTAATACTAATTTTATAAATGGAACATTTTTATCTGCAGATAAATCATAAAATAATTTAATTATATTAATATCTGTATTCCCTGTATTTTTTATATCAACATATGTATATTTCTTATTTCCTGTTAAATTATCGGGAGAATTATCTATAAATTTAATAATTTGGTTATTATTACATTCTTCAATAGTTTCTATATTTTTAATATATTTCTTATTTTCAGGTGATTTAGATAATTTAATATATTCTTTTATACTTTTTTCTTTTTTTATATTTGGCCAATATTTTTTAATAAAACTATAATAATATTCTGGAGTATAATCCTCTTCTTCTTCTTTTAAAATATCTAACAAACATACATAATTTAAATCAGTATTTTTTTTAAATTTAGAATGTATAAGTTTAGTATCTATATCATCTATATCTTGACGATATGATTTGCCATTGTTATAAAATATTTCATCTATAGTTTGATCATCAATATCATATTTAATATCCGTATTAGTATATTTAAAATTAATTGGACCATCTTTATCATATACATATAAGAAATCAGGTGTTATATTATTTTCATAGGTTTTGTTATATTCTAAGCATATTTTGCTTAAAAGGTTAAATATAGTATCATCATCAACAATTTCTATGGATGATAATTTATTAATATTAAATTTAATTTTATGATTAGACATATCTATATATTATTAACATTATAAAAAAAACTTAAAAACGATAAGGACTTTTATTAACATTCATACCACAATAATTTACGGGACTTTTAGAATAATCAACAGGTGTATATACGCCGGCTTCTTCACTTTTTTTTAATAATAAATCCATATTTTCCCAAAATCTATCTGTATGGCCAATTTCATTTGTCATTACATGGGTTAATTCGTGTAATAAAACAAACATAATCGTATTTATATCCCGAATAATAGAATTATCTGTATTTCTTAAACATAAAGAAATTTCTTCACCTTTATTTAGCGAATAAGCTTTATAAGATTTATTGTCTAAGTTTTCTACAAGAGAATCTGGTTTATATCTATCTATAAGACGTATAAATCTTTCATCTTTACTATTTTTTAAAGAATCTAATAATTTGATAACATTCTTATTTATTTTGGCTAATAAATCAGCTATTTCTTGTTTATCGGGTGCCTCACCAACTCTATAACTCCTGCCATCAATATTAGACTTTACAAGAGTAATTTCTTTATTCTTAATATAATAATTAATTGCAATTACAACAATAATTATTAATAATAAAAAAATTGTAACTTCTTTCATATAAATATAAGTATATTATAAATTTGAAAAATCTACTATTTAAGATTAATAATATAATATTCTAATATATTTATGATTAATGAAGAAACCGGGATTTTTGATATACATATATTAGATATACAATCAGACGATATACCAAGTAATAATGAAACAAAAAATTTGCCAGATGAATTTAATATTACTATATATGGTAAAACAATTAATGATAAAAATATAGTATGCAATGTTGCTGGATTTAAACCTTACTTTTATGTAAAAGTTCCAGAATCATGGACAAGAGATTATTTCAAGAAAATTTTCTTAAATCCAAAGTTTAAATATGATACTACATTGAATATTAATAGTAAATATTACCCTTGCGAAGTAGAAAAATCTGTCCATAATATAGATTTCTATGGATATGAATGGGACCATGAAAATGAATGTCAAAAAAAGTATAAGTTTTTTAAGTTAACATTTAATAATTATAGATCATTTTCAAAGTATAAATATGAAATAGTAAAAGTATTCAAAAAACTAGTAGAAAAAAAGAATAAATCAAAGATTCAAGAATGGGTTGATATATGTTCAGAAGAATGTGATTCTAATTTATATGAAGCAAATATTCATCCAATTATTAGATTTATTCATGAAACTAATATTAAACCATCTGGTTGGATTAGAATTAAAACAAAGCGAGGCGGGAAGAGGAAAAAAGCAATAATAGAAACAAATTCTGATAATCAAACATTTAAATGTGATTATGAAATTAATTGTGGTATAGAAAATATTGAACCAATAGACAATGATAATATGAGCAATTTAGTAATTGCATCTTTTGATATAGAATGTGATAGTTTAACTGGAGAATTTCCAAGAGCAGAAAAAGATTTAAAATCATTGAGTACAGAAATATATGATACATATATTGAATGGCTTAAAATGTTAGATATGGATTTAGATATAGATATAAAAAAAGAGTATATTAGAAGTTTAGTATTTAGTGCTTTTAAAAAAGATGGAGAACATTCAGATAATATAACATATGTTGATATTATTAATGGACCAGTATCAGAAGATTCAATCAATAATTTAGAATTTTTAACTGATGATTTTGTAAAAAATATGGATTCAAGTATGGAAAACAAATCAAGAAATGAAATAATTAAGAAAATACACATATTCTTAGATAGTGGATTAGTTAATGAATCGGGAAGAGATATTATTATAAAAAGTGATCCAATAATCCAAATTGGAACAGTCTTCTACCATATGGGGACAGGGAAATATGAAAGACATATACAAGTTATTAAAACTGACGAAAGTGAGGGCGATATATGCGATAGTCTAGACGAATATGATATTATTGTAGAACCTTGTGAATCTGAAGAAGAATTACTTTTAAGATGGAAAGATTTAATAAATGAAAAAAATCCAGATTTTATAACAGGTTATAATATATTTGGTTTTGATTTTAATTATATTGAAGAACGCATTAAATATTTATATAAGAAAGATAAGAAAAAGAATAAATTGTTATATAAAAATTTCTATAATTTAGGAAGAATTAATACTAAATCTAGTAATTATTTGCGAGATGTACCAAATTATAAGGGTGTATATGAACCAAAGCATTATTCAAAAGTATGTAAATTAATTAATAAAAATTTAACATCATCTGCTTTAGGATCTAACGATTTAAAGTATATTAATATGGATGGAAGAGTATTGTTTGATGTTGTTAAAGAAATACAGAAAGGTCATAATTTAGAATCATATAAATTAGATAATGTATCATCTTATTTCATGAGAGGTAATATATTACAAGCTGAATATGGTCAATTACAAAAGAAAAGGAAATATTGTTCATGGATAGATGGTAATAATGATTATAAGGTATTTATATTTAAGACAAATACAATTGGTCATCTAAAGAAAGGAGATTATATAACTATAAATGTTCATAGTAATATTGGAGAAACTTTACTGCTAAATGGTATGAAATTTAAATTACTAGATGACCCAAATGTTGAAAATAAGCATATTCAGGTAATTATACCATTAGATATTGTAATTAGCAAAGAAATTGAAAAATATAAACCACATAAAATTGAATGGTGTATGAATAAAGACGATGTTCCACCACAAGAAATATTTAGATTACATAAAGAAGGTGGATCAGCAGGTAGGGCAAAAGTAGCAAAATATTGTATTATGGATTGTGAATTATGTATCCATTTAATTAATTTATTGGATATGATTCCCAATAATATTGGTATGTCAAATGTATGTTATGTTCCATTTTCATATATATTCTTGCGAGGTCAGGGTATAAAGGTTACATCATTTGTCTCAAAAGCTTGTAATGAATATAATACCCGAATGCCAACATTAAAGAGTATTAAAGATGATGGTGGATTTGAGGGAGCTGTAGTATTAGATCCAAAAACAGGGATTTATGAAGAGGATCCAATTGTAGTTCTTGATTATGCATCTCTATATCCATCTAGTATCATTGAAAATAACTTTTCACAAGATAAATATGTGACTGATAAAGCTTATTTAGATTATCTAAAAACTAAACCCGCTCTAAATCCAGAATTAAATATTACAAATTATGATAAAGATAAAATGTATACAAAATACGATGAAGATATAGAAACAATACATTACGATGATTATAAAATGGAAAAGAAAGGTGAAACTATTAAGAAAATTAAAACAGGTGATAAAGTTACATGTCATTTTATTAAAAATAAGAAAGATGAAAAAGGCAATATAATTCCTTCATCACAAGGTATTATTCCTTTAGTATTACAATCTGTATTAGATGCTAGGAAAGCTACGAGAAAACGAATTAAAGAGCCAGGTGTATCTGAAAGTAAAAAGAAGGTATTAGATGGTTTACAGTTAGCTTATAAAGTAACCGCAAATTCTGTATATGGTCAATTAGGTGCTAGAACAAGCACAATATATATGAAAAAGATAGCAGCTTGTACAACATCTGTCGGGAGACAGAGAATTGATGATGCTGAAAATGGTGTAAAAGATTGGGCTAAAGATAAAGGTTATGAAGAACCTGATATTATATATGGCGATACAGATTCTGTATTTATTAAGTTTTCAAGGAAAGATTTAAATGGAAATACTCTAAAAGGAGATGAATTATTAAAACATTGTATTAGATGTGGTATAGAAGCAGGTGAATTTGTAGATGCTACATTAAGGAAACCACAAAACCTTGAATATGAAAAAACATTCTTTCCATTTATTCTTATATCTAAGAAGAGATATATTGGAGATAAGTATGAATGGGAAAAAGATGTAGATAATAAGAACTTTAAAAGAACATCGATGGGTATAGTAATGAAACGAAGAGATAATGCACCAATTGTAAAATATGTATTTGGTAATATTATTGAAAAAATTATGGTTGACCACAATTTTCGAGAAGCATTATTATGGTTAAAGAACACATTATTAGATATAAGTAAGGGGGGATTTCCTATAAATTATTTTATAATATCAAAATCATTGAGGGCAGATTATAAAAATCCAAAGGGTGTGGCACATAAAGTATTAGCAGATAGAATTGCTGAAAGAGATCCAGGTAATAAGCCAAAATCTAATGATAGAATTCCATATGCTTATGTAGATATTATTGATTATGATATAGTATTTGATAGAAATAATCAATATAAGAGTGGTAAGAACAAAGGCAAAGATAGAAAAAAATCAATACTTCAAGGAAATCGTATAGAACATCCAGAATATATAGAAAAGAATAAACTAACAATTGATTATGGATTTTATATAACGAATCAAATTATGAATCCAGTAAAACAAGTATTAGATTTAAATGAATCATCATTAGAAGAAAATAATAAAATATTTGAAGAATATTTAGAAACAGATAAAAAATTATATGGAAAAATGGAAAAATATAAATAAATTAAAATATCTATTATATTATAACATGTTAACTATGCTTGGAGGAGCAGCTAGCAAAAAACTAGAAAAATCAATGAACTTTAATAGTTCTGGTATATTTTTTACTATTGTAGTAATATTTTTTATAAAAGTATTACTAGTCCAGTGGTCATATAATAAGGTTTTCCCTGTTCTTAGAAATAATATGGGTTACAGTGGTGAATTTAAACCGTTAACTTTTGGAGAAAGTATTTTAGTAGTAATACTATTTAATAATCTTTTTTAAGGAAATTATGTATAATTTTTTATATTATAATATAATATAAATGGGAGGAGGATTAATGCAGTTGGTAGCTTATGGAGCACAAGATATTTACCTTACAGGTAATCCACAAATTACTTTTTTTAAAGTTGTCTACCGTAGACACACTAATTTCTCAATGGAATCGATTGAACAAATCTGGAATGGAGATCCATTGTGTGGGCGTGCAACAGCAACTATAAGTAGAAATGGTGATTTAGTCCATAAATTATATTTACAACAAACATTATCAGTTAGATATACTAAAGAAGCTTTAGAACAATCAATATCTGATATTATTGGAGAAAGGTGTGATATTAGTACTCCAAATATGAAAAATGGTGGTTCATTTGTTTTTAATCCAGCCCATACAGGTATTAATAATATTGAAGTTGAAATCGGTGGTCAAATGATTGACAGACAATCTGGGAAATGGATGGAAGTTATATCTCAATTAACTGAACCGAATAGTGCTGGTATATTAGGTATTGTTGGACCAAATACAGGGACTAGATTTCAGAATATGGCCAGAGGTGGTGGTGTAGTTGTAACTGGATTAGGTTCTGTAGTAGATAAAATTGGTTCTGGGGATTCTCTAGCATTTGAAACATTCTTAGATGAATTTGATACTGATCCTACAAGTATTATAGAACAATTATTTAAATATAATGGTGAAACAGAAGCCATAACAAAATTTGATGCCTATGTTCCATTAAGGTTTTGGTTTTGCAATAATGCCGGATTAGCTTTACCATTAATCGCCCTTCAGTATCACGAAGTAAGGGTTATATTATCTATGAAAGAGCAAGCAGTAAATGAATCTTCTTTATGTTTTGGATCTAATATTAAATATGAAAGCAATAGATTATTTGCTGATTATATATATTTAGATACTGATGAAAGGAGAAGGTTTGCTCAAGTAAGTCATGAGTATTTAATCGAACAAGTCCAATATCAACAGTTTTTAAATACTGGGGGAGATTTAAATTTAAATTTTAATCATCCAGTTAAAGAAATTATATGGACAGGAGGTCAAAATGATAGAACTGGTTTATTTGGTAGATTACCAGGTAGTTCTACAGATTATTTAGAAAATGATTATTATAGAAAAGATTGCGCCCCTGGGGCAAATACTAAATATCATTTAGAATTGAATGGCCACCAAAGAATGAGTGCTAGACCATTGGAATACTATACTAAACAACAAGTATACGATTACCATACAGGAACCCCAGTTGGTTCTGGAGATTCATATTTCTTAAATGGTGAATGTGGATTAGCATATAATGGGTCTAATTCAGGTAGTGGTGGTGGAACGACAGAAGGTGTTGGGGTATTCTTAAGATTAAATTTAAATCATTTGATGAATCTTCAAGATGGAACAAAATTAAGCAATGATAATAAAGATATTACAAAATTATCATATATAGTCGATGGTCCTGACCTTGATGCGAGCTCTGCTTCGTGTAATGGCGATACAGTTTATTATAAAGTTAAAACATTTGATCAAGTAAAATTAGAATCCGTTACATTATTTGGAGACCAAACAGCGGGGACATGTAAAAGAGTATATGAGCAACGTGTAAGTGATAGGTTCTTTTTAGATGAATATGGTCCAGTTTTTTCTAATAAACGTATAACAGAAATGGGTGTAAATGTAAATGATACTATTAATATAAATGAAACACATTATATAAACGGCAGTTGTTGTATTATACCAGTTGAGAGTCATCCTATCAATGAATCTGATAGTGTCTTAAAGAGTTATTATAGTGAATTTTCACAGAGTTCTTGGCTAACATACAAACCTACAACATATAATGAAAATGCATCTGGTGATATGGCATATGACAGTTTTAGAAGTGCAAGATGGCCTGCACAATTAAAAGAAGATGATAGTGATATACCTATATTAGATGGAAATGGTTATTCAAGTGTTAGTAATCAATTTTATCAATATAAAACAGAAACAACTGAAATGGTAAATAGTGGTGATATAAACGATAGTTTATATAGTTGTTATAATTGTTCTGAATCTGGTTCTATGTCTAGCAATGTTTGGTGGGTTGATACTCCATTATTCCCAAATAATAATAGAACAGCACATAATTTAAAGAGTGGCTCTGATACAATAGTACCAAAAAATAATTATAATAAATATTATCCATTAAAAGAAGGTGATAAATTAATATATGATTATAAAGCTTATACAGAAGAACAAATGGATAGAGAAGGTGGTAATAAAGAATTATATATATCGACATTATTGCCATTAAAAGATGATTACTGGTGTAAATCGTCTTTATCTGTAAGCAAAGCAATAAGTTGCGGTGATATATTACCAGGTGTAAATCAATTAGAACCAATCATATTATGGGAATGCTATGATTCATCAGGATCTTATACAGATAAATTTAATTCTGATACAACAAAAGCAAATTGTAGTAATATAGTATTCTGGAAATCCGAGAATCAGCCTACTTATTTTACAAGTGGTTACCGTTTAACAAATAAAGCTTGTGCCAGAATTGCTACACATTTTGTATCTATGGTAGAAATGGAATTAATTAGTATTGCTAACAAAGCATTAGAAAACAAACTATGGAAATCAGACGATAGATTTTTTGAATTTGCAAGTGGAAGTAATCAATATGGTCAGGTTGGTATAATAAAAGAGAAATGGGATGAAGTATTAGATACTGATGCTTATCCATCATTAAATAGTTTAAAAAATTGTAGTTGTTCAAGTGGTTCAGGGTTGGGTGCCCTTGCTGAACACTTAGGTATCACAAAAATAGAAACTGCCGGCAATTCTACTGGAAGTCCCCAATATGTTACATTAACCGATTTAAATTCAGACACTCAATGGGTTGGTTCAAATTTATTTGATGAGAAATGGAATGAAATAACAGAGGGTGAGTGTCATAAATCTTGGGGAAAATTCATTGATATACCTGAAAAATATAGTTATTTTGGATGGCCTGTTTTTGAAGGTGTTTCTGGAACTTCTTTCGCTGAAAATTGTTCTGAAACACACCCATACCCTATTTATAAAAATGGTGCTAAATATAGTTTATATCAAGACATGGTTAGCAAACTAAAAGAGGTATGTTTAGAAAATAAAGAACTTCCAAATGGATCAGCCACAGGCTATCCTTGTCCAGATAATCAAGATTTTCAAAAAAATTTAGACGATGTCGAACATTTTAATAATATGATAAAAACTAAAGACATGACACTTAATTTTTACCCAGAAACAAATCCTGTTAATGGTTTAGGGAGATTATTAAGACCAGAAGCTATATCAACACAATTACCAACATCTGGAGGTGATACAGTTTATAAAACAAAAATATACAATGCAACAGTGGGTCAAGGGTCAATGGATGCTATTGCTGTATATTCGTTTTCTCTAAGACCGGAAGAACATCAACCATCTGGAACTTGTAATTTTTCAAGAATAGATAATGCAAGATTAGTAATTGAAGGATCTCCTAATATACAAGTTGGAGGTAAAATTGATTGTTGTTGTGATCAATATGATGTATATGCTATTAATTATAATGTATTAAGGATAATGAGTGGTATGGGGGGATTAGCGTATAGCAATTAAACTCGTAATATAATATGAATTATAATATAATATATATTAGTTATATGCCAAGTGGAGGAGGGGGAACTATGCAATTAGTAGCAAGCGGAGCTCAAGATTTATTTTTAACAGGTAACCCTCAGGTAACATATTTTAAAACAGTTTTTAGAAGACATACTAATTTTTCTACAGAATCCATTAAACAAATATGGAATGGTAATTCACTAACATCGGATATAGAATTTAAAAGCACTATATCTAAATCAGGGGACTTATTGCAAACATTATATCTAGAACAAACTTTATCAGTAATGCAAAATGTATCTCACATAGCAGATGTATTTAATGGATTATCAGAAATAGCAGTATCTGGTTCTATATCTAATACTTGTTTTAGTAATATTAAAAATAATGGAGGTGTATTTATTTATAATCCAACCCATACTGCTATAGATTATGTTGAATTTGATATTAAAGGACAATGTATTGATAAGCAATCTGGAAAATGGATGGAAGTTTATGCTCAATTAAATGAACCAAATAGTGCAGGAATGTTAGGATGTGTTGGACCAAATAATGGAACTAGATTTCAGAATATGGCTAGGGGTGGCGGTGTAGTAGTAAATGGAATCGGGAATTTAGTAGATAAATATAGTGGTGGTCATTCAGAAACAATAAAAAATGCTTTAATAAGTATAGCAAATAATTCTGGCATTATTAATTGTCCAATTAAAACAAAATTCGATGCTTATGTTCCATTAAGATTTTGGTTTTGTAAAGATATTGGCAGTGTTATTCCATTAGTATGTTTAGATAATAGTGAAGTCAGTGTTAAGATGAGATTTAAAAAAGAAGCATTAAATAATAATAATTTAGATAATTATGGTTCATATATAAGTGTTGAAAAGAATGATTTATATGCTGGATATATATTCTTAGATAGTGATGAAAAGAGACGTTTCTATAATTCAACTCATGAATATTTAATAGAACAAGTACAAGAAACTGTTATAAATAATGAAAGAAGAAATCTAGACTTAAATTTTAGTAATAATGTTAAAGAGATAATATGGACAGCAGGTCAACATAATAGAACTGGTTTATTTGGTTTATTACCAGGTGGTTCAACAGATTATCAAACAAATGATTATTATAGAATAGGTGGTAAATCTGATTCAGTAAATTACAAAATAAGTATGAATGGAATAGATCGCATGAGTGCAAGACCATTGGAGTATTATACAAAACAACAAGTATATGATTACCATAAGGGGACACCGGTTGGTAGTGGTAAATCGTATGTTCTTTTAAAAGATGGAGATTGTAAAGGATATGGTTTAAAATATGCTATATCTTCAAGTAATTCAGATACTGAAGTAAGTGTAAGTGGGATATATTATTTACCTGGAAAATCACCATGGGATGCAATATTAAATCAAATAGGACCAGGTCAAGCATCAAATAATACAATAGCAGTATATTCATTTGCTATTAAGCCAGACGAACATCAACCAAGTGGGACTACAAATTTTTCAAGGTTAGATAATATATGTTTACATATTGAAAATGCTCCATTAGATGTAGGCGATTGTTGTATAGAATATGATATATATGGTGTAAGTTATAATATATTAAGAATTATGTCTGGATTTTCTTCATTGGGGTTCGAGTTATAATCCGCGTATTAATTTATTTAAAATTTTTTTCTAAGTATAAGTATAAAATAATGGGAGGAGGATTAATGCAGCTCGTAGCTTATGGCGCTCAAGACATTTACCTAACAGGTAACCCTCAAATTACTTTCTTCAAAGTTGTCTACCGCAGACACACTAACTTCTCGATGGAATCGATCGAGCAGACTTGGAACGGCAATGCTCTATGCGGCCGCGCCACGGCGACTATTTCAAGAAACGGTGATTTAGTCCATAAATTATATCTACAGCAAACTGCTATGGTACAGACTACCTGCAAGGCGTTAGAGAATACTCTAGGTGGTGGTGATTGCTGTGCCGATGGCATTGAAAATGGAGGCGTTGTTGTATACAACCCGGCCCACACTGGTATTGACATGATTGAAGTTGAAATTGGTGGTCAGTGCATTGACAGACAATCTGGAAAATGGATGGAAGTTTGGTCTCAGTTAACTGAGCCGAATGATGCTGGTGTTCTAGGTGTTGTTGGCCCTAACTCCGGAACTAGATTCCAGAATATGGCTAGAGGTGGTGGCTGTGTCGTCACTTCTCTCGGTGGATGGGTTGACAAAGTTGGATCTGGACAAGCGAAGGCTGTTGTTGATGCGCTAGGCGGGGTCGGCGGCACGACTTACCCAGGACAAGCTCCAAACGGAGGAAACGCTGGTGAACCAGTTATCAGAACTAAATTCGATGCCTACGTACCTCTTCAGTTCTGGTTCTGCAGAAACCCTGGTCTAGCTCTACCATTAATTGCTCTACAGTATCACGAAGTCAGAGTTATTATGTCGATGAAACAGCAGGCCACTAGCGCCCAGGCTCTATGCGAAGGAAACAACATCGTTTATAGTTGCAACAGACTATATGCTGACTACATCTACTTAGACACTGATGAAAGACGCCGCTTCGCGCAGGTAAGCCACGAATACCTCATTGAACAGGTTCAGCACCAGAACTTCAGAAACACTGGTGGCTCTCTTGACCTCAACTTCAACCACCCCGTTAAGGAACTTATCTGGACTGGTGGCCAGAATGACAGAACTGGTCTATTCGGTATCCTACCGGGTGGCACAGCTGACTATGAATCACACGATTACTACAGAGCTAATGGAAGACCTGGCTCTGGTGTAACCTACCAGCTTAAATTAAATGGTCACGACCGTATGTCTCTAAGACCATTAGAATACTTCACCAAACAGCAGGTATACGATTACCACACCGGTACCCCTGTCGGCTCGGGTGACTCGTATGTCCTCAATACATCATGTGGATTATCCTATGCTTTCGGTGGTGCTTCCGGCACTCGCACATCGACCTGCCCAGATTGGCAACTCTCGGAACCTATTCAAGCGGGATCCCATTGCACGGGTATATCCCAAGCTCATGGATGGCTCGCCGAGAACAGCGCTGTATGGGCTGTTTCCCAGCAGACTGGTCCAGGTCAAGCTTCCAACGATGCCATTGCTGTTTACTCGTTTGCCCTCAAACCTGAAGAACACCAGCCATCTGGAACTTGCAATTTCTCGAGAATTGACAATGCTCAGCTCGTCATCAATGGCGCGCCTAATGTCCAAGTTGGTAGCAAGAACTGCTGCTGCTGCGACCAGTATGATGTCTATGCTATTAACTACAATGTCCTCCGTATCATGAGTGGTATGGGTGGTCTTGCCTACAGCAACTAAGTAATTTAACTAGAGTATTAATTACTAAGTAATTTAAATTTTTAACATAATATTTTTTAATATTATAATATTTATAATAGTATTATAATGGGTGGAGGATTAATGCAATTGGTTGCTTATGGTGCACAAGATATATATTTAACAGGTAATCCACAAATAACATATTTTAAGACAGTTTATAGAAGACATACCAATTTTTCAATGGAGTCTATTGAACAAGTTTGGTGTGGCGACGCATTATGTGGTAGAGCAACATCTACTATAAGTAGAAATGGTGATTTAGTCTATAAATTATATTTACAACAAACTATTAATGTTATAAATACAAAGGAAAGTAAGAATAATGTTTCTGAACAAATTATAAAGAATGGTGGCGCTTTTGTATATAATCCAACACATACAGGTATAGAACTTGTTGAAGTTGAAATAGGGGGACAAATGATTGATAGACAATCTGGAAAATGGATGGAAGTATATTCTCAATTAACAGAACCAAATAGTGGTGGTAATTTAGGAATAGTTGGACCTAATACGGGTACTAAATTCCAAAACATGTCTAGAGGTGGTGGTGTGATTGTAACAAGTTTTGGAAGTGTAGTTGATAAAGTTGGTTCTGGACAATCAAATGCTATTGTTATATCACTTGATGATATTAATGAAGATACTAATACTAAATTTGATGCTTATGTTCCATTACGATTTTGGTTCTGTATAAATCCTGGGTTAGCTTTGCCTTTAATAGCTTTACAATATCATGAAGTTAAGGTTAACATAGAATTAAAGAAAGATGCTACCGATAATAATGCTTTATGTTTAGGAAATAAATTAGAATATGAATGCAATAGATTATTTGCCGATTACATATATTTAGACACAGATGAAAGGAGAAGGTTTGCTCAAGTAAGTCATGAATATTTAATTGAACAAATTCAACATCAAAAATTTTTAAATACTGGTGGTGATTTAAATTTAAATTTTAATCATCCAGTTAAAGAAATTATATGGACTGGTGGTCAAAATGATAGAACAGGGTTATTTGGTAGATTACCAGGTGGAACAGCAAATTATAAGACAGATGATTATTATTTAGATAAATTACAAAACAATAATATTACATATCAATTAATATTAAATGGTCAAGAAAGGATGAGTGCCAGACCATTGGAATATTATACTAAACAACAAGTATATGATTATCATACAGGAACACCAGTTGGATCAGGAGATTCTTATACAATTGAAGATATTTCATGTATTACTGATAATGAACCTTTAATATCTTTTAATTCAAATAACACTACACAAAAGCAAGAAGAATTAGCACCACCACTAGCTATACAAACAATAGAACAAGATAAATATAAACAGGCTATACTACAGACTGGTTTAGGACAAGCATCTAACGATGCTATTGCTGTTTATTCATTTTCTCTAAAACCAGAGGAACATCAACCATCAGGAACATGTAATTTTTCAAGAATAGATAGTGCTAGATTAGTTATTAATAATGCACCAAATGTCCAAGTGGGTGATAATAATCATTGCTGTTGTGATGAATATGATATATATGCTATTAACTATAATGTTTTAAGGATAATGAGTGGTATGGGGGGATTAGCGTATAGTAATTAAATTTTTAATATAAATAAATAATAATTATAAGTTATATATGACTGGCGGATTAATGCAATTAGTTGCCCATGGGGAACAAGATATATATTTAACCGGGAATCCACAAGTAACTTTTTTTAAAGTTGTCTATAGAAGATATACAAATTTTTCTATAGAATCTGTTCAACAAATATGGGAAGGAAATGATGGTATAGTTGAAGATAATTTAAATAATATTGAACGATTTACTTGGAAAATTAGTAAGAATGCTGATATGGTTTCTAATTTATATTTAAATATGACTATGGATTGTTCATATTATAATAATAGTGGGAATGATAATGGTATAGATAAGTGGCCTTGTATATTACCAGAAGGAGAAGATATCACAATAACGAATTTAACAAATAATAATCAAGTAATATGGAATCCAACACATAATATTATTGATACTATACAATGTAATATTGGTGGCATGAAAATAGATTGTCAAACAGGTCAATGGTTAGAAATATATTCTCAACTTACTGAAAATAATAATGACGGTGTTATTGGTAATATTGGAACAATGGAAGGTACTAAATTTCAAAAAATGTCTAAAAGTGGTGGTATGTGTCATTTTGATTTTAATAGTATCAAAGTAAATAGTTCTCAAATTAATAATTTTAAACCAACCGTAAAATTTAATGCTATTGTTCCATTAAGATTTTGGTTTTGTAAGTCTACAGGTGTATCTTTACCATTAGTTTCTCTTCAATATCATGATGTTGATATTATAATGGATATAAATAAAGCAGCTTTAAGTGTAAATGGTGTAAATGGTAATGCTGGAATTAATTTATATAAAAATGAATTATGGGCTAATTATATTTATTTAGATTCTGATGAACGTAGGAGATTTGCACAAATAAGTCATGAATACTTAATTGAACAAGTTCAACATCAACATATTAAAGGTCCTTTGGGTGATATTTTTCAACCTATAAATTATTTTGAAATTAAATTTAATCATCCTATTAAAGAACTAATATGGACAGCAAAATATGATAAACAGTCTGGATTTCAAGAAAATTTATTAGGTAGTCATTATGATAAAAATGGATCAAATGGATATTATGATAATCCAATAAAATACCAAATTAAATTAAATGGATTAGATAGATTTACTGAAAGAGATCTAGAATATTTTACACAACAGCAAATATATGATTATCATTCTGGTAAACCAGTTCCAACACCTTCTTTTGATGTTTATGAATTAGGTTTTAATGCTTCACATAGTTTTAATGAATTTTCCCAAGGTTGGACAAATGATACTATAGCAGTTTATTCATTTTCTCTAAAACCAGAAGATCATCAACCTTCAGGGACATGTAATTTTTCAAGGATAGAATCAGCACAATTATTTATAAATTATACAAGTTTATGTAAGGAAACTAAAAATAGATATATTTCTAATGAATATAATATATATGGAGTTAATTATAATGTTTTAAGGATAATGAGTGGTATGGGTGGACTAGTTTATAGTAATTAAATTTGAATATATATTTAAGAGTATTATTATAATTATATACTAATATACTAATATAATATGAATAATGGTATTGTTAATCTGGGGAATACTTGTTACATGAATTCAATTATTCAATGTATTGTTAATCTGGATTTTCTAACTTTAGAAGATGAAACTTTTTTACAACAATCATCAATATTGTCAGAAAAAAATAATTTTGATTTAGTTAAAGAATGGTTAAAAATGTTAAAAGAAATAAAGAGCGAAGATAAAGTAAATGTTAATCCAACGGGTTTTTGCAAATGTTTTATTGATAAATTAAAAGAACATAATTATTATTTTATTAATTTTCAACAAAATGATGTAGGTGAATTCATGACTATCTTATTTGATTTATTACATAAATGTTTAGAATATAAAGTTAATATGGAATATGAGGGAGAAATTAAACATAGTTATGATAAAATAGCTGTTGAAAGTATTAAAGCTTGGAAATCTTTCTTTGATAGTAGTTATTCGTATATTGTTAAAAAAACATATAATCAATTATTATCTATTACTAATTGTCCAGAATGTAATTATTCAACATATAATCATGACCCAATACAAGTTATAACATTAGATGTTAAAGAAAAAGATACTAAATTATATGATATTTTGGATAATTATGTAAATTTAGATAAATTGGATGATAATAATAAATGGAAATGCGATAAATGTAAAAAAGATGTAAATCCTGAAAAAAAGAATGTATTTTGGAATTTATCTGATATTTTAATAATTCAGTTAAAAAGATATAGAATCGATGGGAACCGTATTATAAAAATAAATAACCATATAGATTTCCCTGAATCATTATGTATGAATAAATATAATATGAATTACTATGATAATTCGAATAATTATAAATTAACATCATTTTCAGTTCAATCGGGTGGAATGAATTTTGGGCATTACTATGCTGTCTGTAAAGAAAATGATAAATGGATTTGTTATAATGATACAAATATACAAGAAATCGACAATAAGAATGCTTTAGCTTTATCTCCATATTGTTTATTTTATAAAAGAATAATATAA